CTCCGTCCATATTTGAAACTGCCAACCGCGATCTTTTGCATAATCATTAGCAGCTTCCCATTTATTCATGTTCTTTATATATGACAAACCTTCAGCAATATATTGTTTAGTGCGTTTTGGGCCTGTAGGTGGTAATGTTTCTTTTTCTGGTTTGATTTCTACTAAGAGTGTTTTATCTTCGAATACTATTTTCATATCAACAAAATACCTATGATACTTCTTATCAACTTCATAATAATAAGGTATCACTGTTTCTTCAGAACTCCATTGCTTTACTTTAGGATTCTTATCACACCACTGAAACACAGCTTTCTCCCATAAAGACCTATATATTATATTGGTGGCATCACCTTTATATTTAGATGCATTTTTGATTGAATATCTACCAGAATAAGCCATGTTTTTTGTTATAAATAGAAAATAATATTTAATATATCTATAAGGATTATCATGTCAGATATCGGATTAGCAGGCGTATCAACCACATCTCTCAATAAAGTTGGACCAAGCGGTGAAACACTACCGGGAAGTGCTTTCGGAGGATTAGATGCTTTCGGAGGAAGCGGACCTCAAATAGGAATAAATGAACTTGGTGAAAGAGTAAAAGATATTGATTTTAAAAGTATGGGGGCTCAAATGCGAAGAGCTACTGGAATACTTGAAGGATTAGTAGATAATATATTCGGAGGATTGCGAGGAGATTTAAAATATCCACTTGAAGCAGACAATCCAGCCTATCAAGCCAGAGTTCAATTTAGAATGCATTCTTTACAACCTAAGAGAGCAGGTGAATCTCAAAAGCATTTTGATAAAGTTGCAACAGATAACTTAAAAAGTTTATTAGCTTCTTCGGCTAAAACACAAGATGTTCAAGCTCAAGTAGATAGTTTCGGCGAAACTAAAACTCCTTATGGTAGTACTGGAACCACTTATGGTGGTCCACCTCCAGGGCATCCTGAATATAATAAAACAGCAGCTGCAGCAGTAGGTCCTACTGCTACCACTAATACAACAAAAGGAGCGAAAGCTCAAGTAGGTGATATAGTTAAAGCTGCTAAAGATAAGATAACAGGAACTGAAGTAGCTCGAAGAGCAGGACAATATTTTATGGGTGGTGTTGAATTTCAACCTGTACAAAACGCGCCAATAGTTGATATGTACTTTCCTCTTACAATGCAATTTAATGATAACGCTCAATATGATAATGCGCCTCTTGGTGCTTTTGGTGCAGGTGTAGAAGCTGCGATGAATGCCGGTGGATCTGCACTTGAATCTGTTTTAGGTTCGTTCAATCAAGGAGTTACTAGTATGTTTGATGCTATTGCTGGTAACCGTCAAATATCAGAAACTGCAATGAGAGTAGGATTAGCAAGAGTCATAGATAAAGCATCTATGTTAAACAGTGGAGTAGCAAACGCTTTAACTCTTCAAAATAGAACAATTATTAATCCTAACATTAGAGCTCTTTTTAAAGGAGTAGCTTTACGCGAGTTTACATTTCAATTTAAAATGATTGCACGATCACAATTAGAAGCAGAAGTAGTAAGACAGATAGTAGAACACTTCAGAACCGAAATGTACCCAGAATCTTTAAATGTAGGTGGTGCAGACATCGGATTTAAGTTTCCAAATTTATTCGAAATAATATTTAATTATAAAGGTGCTCGTAACAAAAATATGCCTAAATTATTGTTATGTTATTTACGTAATGTTAGCACTTCAATTAATCCTACAGGTGGCGCATTCAGAAGAGATGGTCAACCAAATGAAATAGATTTAACATTAAGTTTTGTAGAACATAGAACCTTAGACAAAGGCGACATTAAGGCAGGTTACTAATGAAATATTTTAAAGATTATCAAGATGTTTTTTATAACTTTGGTAATGAAGCATTACCAACATTAACACAAAATTTATCTAGATATGTAGATGTTGTGGATCAGATAAAAGATGATATTTCATTTTTAACGTTTTACACTATAAGAGAAGGATACAGACCAGATCAAGTATCAGTTCAACTATATAATACACCATTATATTATTGGACGTTCTACTTATTGAATGATAACATTAGACAACAAGGCTGGCCACTTACAAACACTGAATTTCAAACATACATTAAAAAAATATTTCCAAACACTGTTTTGACAACAAGAGAAAATATTTCAACTAAGTTTAAAGTTGGTCAAACTGTGACAGGAAATACATCTGGTGTAAGCGGTAAAATTATAAGAAGAAATTTAGACCTTGGACAAATAGTAATTGAAGGCACTGCTGGATTTACTACAGCTGGTGAAACTTTAACATCTCAAAATTCTAGTGGAGTGTTTGAAAGTGTTACTGCAGTATCATCTTCTACAGAGTATCAGGCAGCAAACTATTATACTGACACTTCAGGTGGAATAGTTGATTTAGGTGTAGATGGTTCTGGTAATTTATTGGATCCAGGCGTAACCAAAAATGAAATAACTAATGAACAAGCTTATTTCAATGTAAATGAAAGTTTAAGACAGATAAGAGTTATTAGACCAAGTCTAATAAATAATGTAGTGTCTAGTTATAAAAAAGCCATAAGAGAATGATGTGTCTGAATTTACAGCTATTGAATCTAAAACTGATTATCAAATAATATCCGCTGTTATTACTAACAGTGACAGAAACGCAGATCTTAGTGTTGATATAAAAAGATTAATATCATCATTTCAAATATTTGAACATATTGAAAAACCGTACTTAACTGCAGAAGTATTATTTGCAGACACTTCTAATCTCGTACAAGACATGGACTTTCAAGGTGGTGAAAAATTAACTATTAGTTTAACACACGCAGAAGAACGAATTGAAGGTCGTTTTATTGAGAAAGAATTTTTAATCGATAGAATAGAAAATGTTACACGTGCGGATGAAGTAACAGATGCAGTTATGTTGCATTGCATCGAATATCATGTTTTCAAGTCTTCTCTGCAGAACATCAGTAGATCATACTTAGGCTCTACTGGAAATATGATATCTAAAATACTAAATGAATATTTAGAACGTGAAGTTCTTGTTTTAGGTGATGAACTTAATAATGATACTAAAGTTATTATACCAAATCTTAATCCTTTAGAAGCTTGCAGCTGGTTAAAAAAGCGTTCACTAAGTCAAGATGGCATGCCTTACTTTTTATATTCGGTGTTAGGCGTACAAAATTTAATTATGAGAGATTTAGGTAATATGTTAGCCGATCCAGTGTTAAACACTTCAGTGCCATTTATATATGCACCAAGTATGAATACAGGTGCAATGGATAAAAAAAGATATTACAATATAATGGATTTTAAAATAGCTGACACTGAAGATTTACATTCATTAATCAGTGAAGGATTAGTAGGAGGAGAATACTATTTTTATAATACTATGACTGGCATTCCGTATAGATCAAAATTTGATGTGGAAGAAGTATTTGAAGAGTTATCACAAAAGAATTTATTAGGTGGTGAAAACGAAAGATTTGTGTTTGCGCCTGATTATAAATTAAAAGATCAAAAAATATCAAAGTATGATTCACGGTCAGTTACACAGATTTCACAAAGCGGTGCATTTCAAAATGGTTTAAGAAACTACAAAAGTTATCAAGAAGATAATTCAGCAGGTTCACACAGAAAAAAGATTGTTGCAGCTTCATTAAAATCATTTTTATCTAAATCACCTATACAGATAACTGTAAAAGGTAGAGAGTTTTTAACTGGTGATGAAAACTATACAATAGGAAAAGTTGTAAGAATATTGTTCTTAGATACTGCTAGTAATGCAGAAAATAAAGAAAGACTTTTATTTGATACTAAAAAATCCGGTGACTATATAATATGTGCTGCTAGGCACGTGTTTGATGCAGAAACATATAACACTACTTTGTTATGTGGTAGAGTTGGTACTTTGTCAGAGGATATAGTATTATGAGTCAGATGTTTTACGGAGATCAGAACAGGTGGTTTATTGGTCTTGTTATTGACGTGGATGATCCACTAAAGTTAGATAGAGTTAAAGTGAGAATACAAGGTATACATACTCATGACACTACGCTAATACCGAATGCTGATTTACCATGGGCTCAAGTTGCTATACCCGTTACTGAAGGAGGGAGTTCAGGAATCGGTGCAAATTCTAGTATTAAGCCAAGAGCACAAGTATTTGGATTTTTCTTAGATGGAAAAAATTCACAGTTGCCGTTAGTGATAGGTTCAATACCTAAAATAGAAACATATGCTAATCAAAGTGGAGATGCAGATAATGCATATCCTTCTTTTAATAAAAAGTCAGGATCAGGTAATATAGATCTTGATTTAAGCGGTAATTCAAATATAGAAAAAGCATTTAATTTTTTTGTTTCAGAAGAAGGCGGTAACTACACAATGGAACAAGCCTGCGGAATAATCGGTAATTTTTGTGTTGAATCTGGGCCAACACTTAATCCTAAAGCAGTGGCACCTACTGAGGGTTCTACAGGAATAGCTCAATGGAATCCTGCAGAGGCTGCGGGTAATAGACTAGGCAAGCTGATTGAATACTCAGCTACCCTAGGTTTAGATCATTTAACTTTAGGTGCACAACTTTTATTTACAAAATATGAATTAGAAACATTTAGTTATTTAGGAGATGGCCAATTGAGAAAAGCAACTAATGTTAAAGATGCTACAGTTGTTTTTCAAGACTCTTATGAAAGACCTAATAAAGCTGTAGCACACACTGATAAAAGAATAAATTATGGTAAAGAAGTATTCGATAAATTGGCGGTAGTATAATGGCAGAATTAGTAACAACAGGAAGTACTGTAGAAATACCTGCAGGTAGCATAGTAAACACTATCTATAGACGTGAATATTGGCTTGAAGAATATTATGTAGAAATTTTAAAAAGCCAAGGACCTAAGTATAGAGAGTTTGTACTTAGTGATTTATTTTATTCGTACAACGAAACAACTGGTGTAATAACACTTCAAAGAGATTTTGGAGATATTCGTGTATCTTATACACCTCCGTTAGATACTGAAGCATTAAAAAGAATAGTTCCAATAACTAATGCAAATAGGGAAGCAAAAAACAGTAGACGCATAGATAATTCCACAAGTAATATACTTGAAACACAGCAAGCTAATAAAATTAGTAATGAAGGTAGTGTCATTGGAAACTTTACTGAAATAAATGGATTTAAGTCATTAACACCTTTTGCAAAAGAAGGCGAGTTGATAAGTAAAAAAGTAATGCCAGTGAAACTAACTGAAGCTGCTGGGGATGGAAGTTTAAGATTGAGTACTAATAACAGCACTGAGTTAACAAATATATTTGGATCAGTGAATGTTGCAACTGGAAGTCTAAAGAAAATAATTGCAAGTGGTGCACCTCAATCGCTATTAAAACAAATGCAAAAAAACTTTGCTGGTCTACCTCCAGCAAAAATAAGAACATATGCGTCAAACGTTTCAATAAATCCTACAGTAACAATTGAATCATTAAAACCTGAAAATAATCCTTCAACAGTTTCACTGCAAACTGCATCAAAGATTTATAAAGATAAATTAAAACTTAAATTAAATAATTCAGCTTTTGATTTAGATCCACTTGGTTCATTTCCCGGGTTAGGAAGAAGTAAGCAAAATTTAGCAGGTCAGTTTATAGGAACACTTCTCAATAAAGTTGGTAGTGTTTTTGGAAGTATATTAAATGGCTTAAAAGTGTTTGGTGATAATCCATCATCTGCAATTACGTCTGCATTTGGTGGAAACGTAAAAGATTTAATTGAAGCGGGTGGAGCACAAACTAATATTTCAAGTTATATGAGTAAAGGTAATTTAGTAAATATACAGGCACCTAAAATAGAGTATGTCTTACAAAATCAAAACGACTTTATGGGATATGCAACATCAGAAGCATATGAATTTACCTTTGTTAACTCAACAGAAGAACTTATAACAGAGTTTCAAAAAACTAGAAGAGGCCCAGACAGCGTTGAAGAAGATGCTATAGGCGGACTGTTCATACACGAAAGTTCTAAGTTTACGGGTCCACCAGAAAAAGCCAATGCCAAAGCTATGCACGAAGGAATTAAAAAAGTTCACTTGCAACAATTGACAAAAGAGATTGAAGTAACTAACACGATGTCTGACGGCAAAACGCCAGCTGAAACTGCACTAGAAAGAATAAGCATCTATCCAAATAGATATGCATTAAATTCACATTATATTATTTTAACTGATGGAAGTTTACAAAGAGGTAGACCTATAGATAAACCAAGATCATCTGAATCATATCCAAGATTTAACAAAACTGCGGTGCAATTGACATTTCTATCCGGTGGAAAAACTCCAAACACAAAGATGTTTGAAACTTATGATAGATTTTTAAAAGCATGGTTTACAGTATTTCCAGATTGCGGAGTTTATGGAAATCATGAATCAAGTAGTGACGTAATAAATACTTTTGATGTTAGACAATCAGTAAAATCTAAATATCGTTTTGTATATCGTTATGATGATTTATCTGAATTTGATGAGTTTCCGACAAAAGTAGAGAGAGCAATAACTAAACCAAAAATAATAGCTAAAACATCATCTACAATAAGTAAACCTATATCATTTGCAGAAGCAAATCAACAAGTAACAGATTTACTTGAAAGTAAAAGATTTAATAATGATGTTACAAGTATTTTTAATAAAGCAGGTGCTGCTATGGCATCATTAAATGGAGAAGACATGAATGCTGCAGCTGCAAAATTCGGCGCTGAAAACTTACCAAAGAATGATTTAAAAGCACAATTTGACGCCGACTATAAAACATTTCAATCTGGTATGAAAGAACGTAATAAAGAACTTAATAATATAATAGGTAAAGTTAACACAAACAGCAGTACAGTAAAATCTTTTGCTAATAAAATAACAGAAAATAGGAGTACATAATGGCAGAGATTGATGATATTAATATTAGTGAAATAGAGTCTATAAAAAATCCTGCTGATGGAAGGTCTGATCCTTCTAAAAGATTTCCAAGGAAAGAATATGTAGGAGTATCATCTGTTAATAATATTGCGCGTGGAACCAAAGTTGCAAATGTATACATCGGTGGAAGTGTGCCCGGTGTAGATTTAGAATTAAATGATGAGCCTTCAACGCAATACCCTGAAAATCAAGTAAAAGAAACATCATCGGGCCACATCATAGAGTATGATGATACTAACGGCCGTGAACGTGTGATGATAAGACATAGAACTGGATCTGGCGTTGAAATGCGCGCAGATGGCACTGTAATATTAAGCTCTACAAACAATACATTAAGGATAGTTGCAGCAGATGAAAAAGTTATAGTTGAAGGCGATGGTGAAGTAGTTTACAATGGTAACTTGAAAATGAGAGTTGCAGGTGATTTTGATTTAGAAGTAGGTGGAGACTTTAATGTCAATGTTGTTGGAAATAAAGAAGAAACTGTCAAAAGCTCTTACATTGAATCAATAAGTAAAAATAAAACTCTAACAGTTGGAGAAAATAAAGCAGAAACAATTGTTGGAGAAGATACACTTACTTCACTCGGTAATAAAACACAAATCATAAAAGGTAACTATGAAAACGTTTGTGAAGGTTTAGTTGAAATAGATGCAGGCGGTAACTTGGTAATGACTAGTGAAAAGAAATCTATTATGACTTCACCAGATGTAAATATAAGTGCAAGAAATTTATCAGTTATTGGTGACAGCGGTACCGTTGGAGGTGAAAGTATAACACAATATTTTAACAATATATTTGCAAGATCTGCAACTTTTACTGAAGGAGTTACCTCTCCAACGTTTCACGGCGATTTAGATGGAACTGCAAAAGAAGCAGTTGATGCAAATAAAGCAGCAACCGCTGCAGTTGGTCCTGCATCACCTGGAGGTTATTCTGTAACAGATGTTGCAACTAATACTAATCAAACAAGTAAACCTAATACAACCATACTAACATCTGTAATATCTTCGCCGGAGTACGGTGTAAGACAAGTTGAAGTTGACACGTTTAATGATTTAAAATTTTCTGTTGATAGAAGTAGAAATTATGGTGGTATCACTAAAGAAGATTTAAATACTAAGTCTGCAAGATCAAAATTACGTGATCCAAATACTATAGCAAATGAAACATTTACAGGTGAAATAATAGCTGAAGGAATAGTTTCAAAAGACATGTCAAATGCAATACCTCCAAAGTTCGGTAAAGCTGTTAATGCAAATGATAAAGCTCAGAGAGGTAATGAAGCTATAGGCCCTTCAAATCCTAAAGCAAAGGTGTATGAAACATGAGTTTAAAAGTTGATATAATACCTGACGCGCAGTATGATCCTACATTTCAGCCTGTTATTACAGGTAGAACTAGATTAGCACAGAGTATTACTATGTCCAAATTTTTAGGAACATACAATGATCCTCAAAGTATCAGTCATTTAACAAATAAAGATAAGTTGCTATTGGCAAAACAATACTATCTACACGCACAAGTTTTACAATTAATAAACTCTTCTCCGGGTTTGAGAGGCGCCAAAGGATTTGAAAATTTTAGAATGATAGTGTCAGAAGGATACTATAGAGAAGGACCAGACGAAAATTTAGATGTCACTGACGGTATTAATTATTTAATGACTAACGGTAGAGCGGTTGTTTATGAACTGATTGGCCAAGATGGAAAAATAGCATTTGATAAAACATTTGATTTAGCAGTTTATTTAAAAAATAATATTAATTATGATAAGTTAATATTAAATTATGATAGTTATAATCCAGATGGAACATTACATGTTGATATTATTTTAATTATGCCGGAAATAATTTCACCATGGAGAGTTGTATATAATAAAATTATCGAAACACGATTTAATAATTCAGTACAAACAACTGGCGAATTATTAGAAATAGGCGAAGAAGATGAAACTACTACGGCAACAGGTTCAGATCCATTAGATGAAAGTAAACCTTTTGCGGTATTCGGAACAGGCGCATCTGGATTTGGTACTGGATTAAAAGGATATTTCTATCCTCTATTCATTGATAAAGCAAAGGTTGGTGAAGCAAGTCATGTTCACACTTTTGTAGAATATCCGGAAACTACATTTTACATGCCTAATTCACAAAAGAATCACGCTAAACCTGATTATAATGCAAATTTGTACACGCTGTATCCTTCAGCAACTAGTGAATCCTCAAGCTCATCATCTTCTGCTGCAGGAGATTATTGATGTTTTTATGTATAAATAGAACATAAAGGAATTATAATGCCAACAAGAGTTTATTCAAATGAAGATGGAAACCCTAATAAAAAAAGCATTGTAGTTTCAAGAACACGTGAAGATAAAGATATTGATTTAACGTTTAGTGCTAAATTCATAGGATTAGACAGTGACGGTACTAATTTACGTGCTGACATATTTAAAAAAACAAATGCAGCTGCAGTTAAACAGGCTATACGAAATTTACTGTTAACTAACTTTACCGAAAGACCTTTTATGGATAGGTTTGGAGGTAATTTAAGTGATATGTTATTTAGACTAAGCACAGAAATAGATGATGCAAATTTAGAAACTGACATTGCTAGAGCAATACAAACATATGAACCAAGAGCACAGGTTTTAGGTATCAACAGTGTTGTAAGTCCAGACAATCATGAGGTTAGAGTTACTGTAAGATTTTTAGTAATATCTACATTACAACAAGATACTGTGGAATTAAATTTAACAAGGTTAAGATAAATGGCAACTACAATTCAATCAACAGATTTAGATTTTGATACAATCAAAACAAGATTAAAAGATTATTTTAAACGTCAAAGTGAATTTACTGATTATGATTTTGAAGCTGCAGGATTAAGCAATATACTTGATGTGTTGGCATATAATACACATTTTAACGGACTGATAACAAACTTTGCTCTTAATGAAAGTTTTTTAAACACAGCGCAATTAAGAAGTTCAATAATATCACATGCAGAAGCTTTAGGTTATGTTCCAAGATCGTATGCATCGGCACTAGCAAAACTAACATTAACAATCTCAATTGCAAGTGCAAATAGACCAACATTAATTACTTTGCCAAGAAACACTCAATTTACTACTTCATTGGATAGTGTAAGTTATACTTTTCAAACAAGAGAAGTGTATACAGCCGCGCCAGATGCTAATGGTTTATATACATTTAAAACATCAGAAGGTTCTACAGAAGTGCCGGTTTATGAAGGTACTGAAAAAACAAAAACATTTTTTGTAGGTGAAACTAGTGATGAGCAAATATATGTGATACCAGATTTAACAATGGACACCACTACGATAAGAGTAAGAGTTTTTGATACAGCTGTAAGTGCAACATTTGATACATATACAAATATAAGTAAAGCAACTAGAATTACTACAGCATCTACACACTATCAAATTAAAGAAGTTCCAAATGGATATTACGAAATTATATTTGGTGATGGTTTAAGTACAGGTAAAGCGCCTATAGCGGGTAATAAGATTGTTATCGACTATCTGTCGACGAAAGGTCCTGAAGCAAATGGCGCCAGTGTATTTAGTACAACAGCACAAGTTGAAGGCGTAAATCTAATTAATGTTACAAGTTCGGCCGCAGCTGGTGGATCATTTAGAGAAGGAATAGAATCAATAAGGCAAAATGCACCTTTATATTTTACATCTCAAAGACGAATGGTTACTGCAGAAGATTACACAGCACAAATACTCACTAACTATGGATCTTATATCGATGATGTAGCTTCATGGGGAGGTGCTGATAATGATCCTCCTGTTTATGGAAAAGTTTACGTATCTCTTAAATTTAAAACAGATGTGGATGCAGCTACACAATTAGATGTTAAATCTAGAATAATAAGTGAATTAACTGATAACTTTGCAGTTGCTAGTATTGACACTGAATTTATAGATCCACAAACAACATTTTTAGAAATACAAACCACTTTTAATTTTGATCCAGATTTAACTAGTAGAACATCAGGTGCTACACAAAATTTATTACAAGACACTATCAATACTTACTTTGCAAACAACTTACAAAAATTCGCTGGAGTTTTTAGAAGATCTAACTTGCTCACACTATTAGACGATGTTGATGAATCAGTATTAAATACAAGAATGGATATTAAAATTCAGCAAAGGTTTACGCCAACAATAGGCGTTGCTAGAAATTATCAAATAAATTATCCTGTTGCTTTATTTACTACTAGTGGCACAGAAAGAATCGTAACATCATCAAGATTTACATTTAATTCTAAAACATGCAGTATAAGAAGTAGATTTAATTCTACAACTCTAGAAATAGTCAATACTGCAGATGGTGTGGAAGTTGATAATATTGGAGCTTACAACCCATCGTCGGGTAGAATTGATTTAGTAGGATTCAATCCAACAGCATTTGAAGGTGATGCAATAAAGATTTCAGCTAAACCTGCTAATCAAAGTACCATACGTCCATTAAGAGCAACGGTATTAGATATTGACACTGTGGCATCAAAGGCTACAGCTGTTTTAGATTATCAAGAAACACAAGTGGCATTATCCGGTAGTAACGTATCATCAGTCACAACAGTTAGTTCATCATCGAGTTCAGGTAGTTCAGGTTATTAATGTCAAACATACAGTATCATCATAATAGAAGACCGCGTAATTTTTTACATAGAAAAGTTCGTGATGCTTTGCCAGAGTTTTTTACACAAGATTATCCAAAACTCGTAACGTTTCTTGAAAAATATTACGATTATTTAGACTCTGATGGTGCTAGTTCATTTGATCACAAATTAAGAAAAATATATCAAACAAGAGATACTCAAGAAACTACTTCAGATTTATTAACGTTTTTAATACAAGAAATAGCTGGAGGAAACACTGGTGAAAATTTTACTGATCCTAATTTTTATGCGCAACGAATACATGAGTTACATAGAACAAAAGGTAGTAGATTTTCAATAGAAGAATTTTTTAGAGCATTCTTTCAAGTCGATCCGATAGTTGAATATCCTAAAAATGATATTTTTACAATTGGCCATGATTCTGCAGGACCTTTAAGTAGAATAGGTGCTGAATCAAACAAATTTATTAGAAATAATGCTTTGTATCAAGTGTTTTCAATATTAATAAAAAGTCCATTGTCACAAACTACTTGGTTAGAATTATACAAAAAGTTTGTGCATCCGGCTGGGTTTTATGTAGGTGGTTCTGTTGTCACCGATGTTGAAGCTGTAGGAACATTAACGGCACCACTGGCAACAGCGGACAGTGGAGCTAGAGGTGTAATATCATCTGT